ATGTTAATACCAACAGAGGAGTTCTTAACGGCAGTCATCACATTAAGCCGTCAACCAGAGTGGGACGCCGTAAGGCAGTGGCTGCAAAGGCAGCACACACTGCAGTCATCCAGAAACGATACCCAGCGTGAGGACGTACTTTTAAGGATGGGGCAAGGCATGGCCCAGTGCCTCTGTGAACTTACCAAACTCCTTACGCCAGAGGTCGCAGCAAGGAGGCTGGATACACTTAAGGCGCAAAACAGCTCCCCGTGCGATGAAACACTGCGATGCACAGCATTTTACTAAAACCAGCAGGGAGGAAAAAGCCATGGAAAGACAGACACCAAGTGCCACAGGGCAAACAGAGGACTTTACCTGCCGCTGCGGGTGTGGGTTAAACAACATATCAGCAGCACTTGTAGCAACCCTTGACAAGATAAGGGAATCGGCAGGTATCGCACTTAAGATAACCTCCGGCTGCCGCTGCAAGACGCACAACAAGGCCATAGGTGGGAAGTCAGATTCGGCTCATTTAAAGGGACTTGCTACCGACATTTCCATAGCAAGCAGCCATGAGCGATATCTGGTGTCAAAGGCCGCCATCGACGCAGGGGTCGAAAGACTTGGCATTGGCACGACTTTAGTGCATCTGGATATCGACAAGGATAAACCGCAAAAGGTTGCATGGCTTTACGCCTGAGACATACCCTGAGAGGGAGGTACAATGACTGATACACACGTATCTATGGAGGCATGCAGGGAGTGCCAGAAGCGCCAGGATGAAAGACATGTGCATTTCGACAACTCCCTCGACGAACTCAACGGCGACCTGAAGGATTTCTGGAATGAACTGAAGGACTTTCAAAAAGAGATAAAGCAGTTCAAGGAATCTATAAACAGCATGTTTGGAAAACTCTACATGCTGATTGGCTCGGTGTTGATTACCCTTATAGCAAATCTGTTCTTAGAGTATCTGAAAAAGTGGGGGCGCTAAAACGGGCATATCAGCCCGCACATATAACTGAATCTTAAAATCCAGGGAGGCCAGGACAATGAAAAAGTTACTACTGACACTGCTAAGTACAGTTTCTATGCTGATATGTTTACAGGCTGCCAATGCCGACATGTACGTCTTATACAATGACAACAAAACAGGCGATGGGGAAGTACAAGATGTATCGTACGCTGAGTTCAGGACATGGTCATGCGATGTAGATGTATCCCAAAACACGACAACCGCCGTAAGCGTGGTCATCAATGGAAATCAATGTACTCCGGCACAATGCAACCCTTCGAGGTTGAACAAGTTTAGCCCAACGGCAATTGCACTATACCACTTGTCTCCTTCTGAGCTTGCTGCCGGATTTGCGTCATTTTCAATTGTTGACACACCGGTTCAGAGGATACGCGCCAGTCTGGTTACGCTTACGGGCGGGACAAATCCATATGTGACTGTCAGATGCACGGGGGTGAAATAATGAATATGACAAGGGGTATAGCTGTCTCACTGATTACCGCCTTGCTTTTAATACATGGTGTGCCGTGTTATGGCTGGTCTGGCTTCAGCCGGACAATTAACGTTGGTGGTGGTGGTACGAGTTATAACGGCGACCTCAGCAGTATCACAACTGACAACATAACTGAAGGGACATTTAATAAGTATTACATGGACGCAAGGGCAAGGGCAGCGCTGTCTGCATCACTTCCTCTTTCATATAACACATCAACAGGTGTGTTTTCCCTGACTACAGTGCCTATAACATCCGGCGGCACTGGCCTGGCAACTACACCAGTAAAAGGCCAGATGTTCATCGGCAATGACAACGGGACATTCAGGCTGAATACGCTTAACGCTGGCTCAAACGTTACTATCACAAATGATAACGGTTCCGTAACTATAGCTGCAAGCACGGGCAGCTCCCCCCTATGGGGAAACATAACAGGCACGCTGTCTGCACAAGGCGACTTACAAACTACACTAAACACAAAAGAGCCAACGGTTGCAGCCGGAACAAATACCAGGTGGTACAACGGCACTAAGAACTGGTTTACCTTTTATTCGGACAACGCAACTGAAGGGACAACCAACCTGTACTACACAAATGCAAGGGCAAGGGCTGCCCTGACAGGTCTCGGGTTGATAGACTACAACTCCGGCACAGGGGCTATATCTCTAACTGGCACTACCACAAACAAGTGGCTTGACGGCACGGGCAATTATTTTTTTCTTTACTCAGACAACGTTACAGAGGGAGGTAAGCTCTACTGGAGCCAGTCGCGCTTCAACACGGCATTCTCCGGCATGACTACTGATAACCTGTCTCAGGGTACCGGCAACCTATACTTTACCAACTCGGCGGCACGTGCAGCACTGTCCGGTGCAGGCAGTATTACATATGACAATACTACAGGGATAATCTCGTATGTCAGTCCACAAGCACCTACCTATGACAACCTGACAGTAAGCAATGTTTTAAGCATTAATAACATCGTAAAAATCGGAACGATGGACGCATTCTCACGCTATCAGATATGGAACTACATGCCAAATTCAGTTTTGCGGCTTGGGGCATCTCAGGGTGATGGCGACGCTACAAATGTATCATCTCAGGGCATTATCGTCTATGGCCCTAATTTGCAGGGCGACACTATGACATCCAGTGATTTGTCATATGCCCGAGTGAAAAACGACCGGTTCGGGTTGTATTCCCTTAAGGCAACAAACTCTGAATTGCCTGGTTATTACTTCAGGGTTGACCCAAATGGTCTGTATCTCACCGAAAACAATGGGGTTAAGACATATCAAATAGACAGGCTAACCGGCAATACAACAATCTCAGGGGGGCTGAAGATTGGCAGCTTAACAGGTGTCCTGACTGCCTCGGGAGGCAGTGTTGCCGCAGGCAATACCGACAACATCACCGAGGGCGTTATGAACAAATTCTATTCGGACAGCCTGGCAAGAGCAGCGGTCTCGGCAGTTGCGCCCCTGTCATATAACAGCACAACCGGCGCGATCTCAATTGCCGGTGTCACAAGTACGCCGGTTAAAGGGCAGCTATTAATCGGCAATGACAACGGGACGTTCGGGTTAAACACCTTAACCGCTGGTTCAAACATAACAATCACAAACGATAACAACTCGATAACCATCGCGGCAAGCGGGGGAGGCGGCGGGGGAACATGGGGCGGCATAACCGGCACGCTGTCTGCTCAAAGCGACTTACAAACTGCGCTCAACTCAAAAGAAGCGACTGTTGCCACCGGAACAAGCGGCGACTGGTACAACGGAACTAAAAACTGGTTCACTCTTTATACAGACAATATAACGCAGGGGACAAACCTATGGTTTACGAACTCAGCGGCACGGACGGCGTTATCGGCTGGTACTGGTATAAGTTATGACAATACCACCGGTGTTATAACGGCAACCGGTGGCGGCGGTGGAAGCATTGGCGGCATAGACAATTTTACATTGACAACTAACCAGAGCGGTCAGGCACAGGTAGCAAACTGGGTAATTGACAATATTATTCTGGCGTTCTTTAAGTTGGCAATCCATGCAGCACTCAGTGTTTTCAATATGGTGGATGGTGTATTTGACAAATTTGAAAATCAAGCTGGGATAGATAACCGGACAGTGGCATGGAGTGATAATGTTACATACCTTGTGTCTGACCATACGTATGTTAGTGTCCCTGCAAGCGGTGGTGTAGCCGGAACTAATTTATGCTCCGCGCCTGATTATCCAGGGTATCCGAGAATATACGGGCCTAGTCAGGGGGGCGACTGGATAGTAACAAATCTTTGCGACAACTCTACAGTATTAGGTGGTGTTTGGAGTGCCGCAGGTTTGCCGACTATTGAGTTCGAGTTTAGTGCTCCGATAGTTCTTCAGGGGTACAATATTTTGTTTAATCATAATTATGCCCCCACTGCATGGGGTTTTTATGGTTCAAATGATAACTCGTCATGGACTTTGCTTGATAGTCAGAGTGGTATAACACTTACATATGGAAAAACCAATACATATATGTTTTCGGGAGGTCTTGCGACATATCAATTTTGGAAGTTCGATGTTACAGCCGGGCAAGGTGGTTATGCGCAGCTTGGTGAAATGCACTTATTAGCAGGGGATGTATTAGCAACATACCGCAACATGCTATTAACATCAGTGCCGTATACAGCCCCGTTCAATCCAACAAAGGCCAGGCTGATATTTGTACAGCAGGACAATACCACGCAGGGAATAACTCTTAATACTGACCTGAAGGCATATGTGTCATCAGACAACGGGACATCATGGACACAGGTAACACTTGCAAAGGACGACGTTATACAGGCGGGGACTTCAAGCACACCGGCGTGGAATCTGCTGAGCGGTGATGCAACTCTTGAAGGCAGCAACAATCAGATGAGGTGGAGACTTATGACGTTCAACAACGACAATGTCACCAATAAGGGCACTGCTGTTCGCGCAGCCGCATTATTGGTGCAATAAGGAGGTGAAGATGATGGTAAAAGAGGATACATGGATAACGGTAATGATAGTTTCAACGCTGATAATGGTTTGCCTGATATTGGGTCTGACGCTTGCGTATGCAGAGCCTAAGCGTGTAATAAGCGCAGACCAGCAGGCAGTCGTCATGCAAAAACACCAGCGCAAGCAGGATATAAAGGCGGAAATCACTGACTACGCCACAATCAGCCAGCAAATAGACGCGGTTAAGAATATGGAAGACGTAAAGGAGATACTCAGGAAGCTTGCCAAGGTCGCCGCACTTCAATCGGTCGGCGAATAAAAACCCAGGGGGGGCAGTGCCCCCTCAATAAAACATAAGGAGGACAAATATGGAAACAAACGTAAAGCTGGAAGCACCAGAGACAGACTTACCTGCCGCTGATTCAAGTCTGCCAAGTCAGACTACCCTTGTACATCAGGATAGCGATACACTGGCAGACCCACAGGAAGAAAACACGCACCCGAAGTACGTTTGCAGCATCTGTAAGTCTATCGATGAGGACGAGGAGCTTGCCGCTTTCCGCGATGAAAACCCCAACACATACAACGCGGTAAAAAAGATGTTGAGCATTGTCTTAAGCGAACTCGAGACCGACAACACCACAGACAACAACAAAAGTCCTGAAGTCATCGTCCCCGAGATTATCGTCAATGAAGAGGATGATGTCAATGACAAGACCGGTGATACTCAGGCATCCACTGAGACACAGGCCGAACCGGGCCAAACAGTCGGCGTACCCAGCGTACAGGTTACTCCCACTGCGAAGCTCACACCGCCCCAGGTGCAAAACATAGACCGTTACGCCGTACCACCGCGTACCGTCAGTAATGCAGCCAGACCCACTGGCAGCGATGATACATTTACTGCCTCTGAAATTCACAACTTCTACAAGGATGTAGTCAGAGGCCGCTACAAAGGCAGAGAAAAAGAGGCAGATGCACTTGAGTCCCGCATCTTTCGTGCAGTCAAAGAAGGCAGGGTAACCGCTTAGGAAACACAGCGTATTTGTAAACGGCGTTTTCGACGCCGGAATCAACACATTCAATGGGGGCATAATCCCCCGAAAACAGGAGGACAAAACATGGCATTTCCACGCACAGCAGGACACCCAGATTACAGCAGCACAGGGACAATGAAGTTCGATCGGGGACTGTGGTCTGGCAAGCTCATCAAGAAGTTCTACAGAACAAGCGTCATTCCATGCATAGCAAATATAGACTATGAGGGCGAGATACAGGAACAGGGTGACCTTATCTATATCCGCGCAGTACCGGATATAACCATAAGGGATTATGTAAAGGGGCAAAAGATCGAGTACGAGAGGCCAGAAACCGGCCCGGCCCTTGACCTGGTTATTGACAAGGGAAAGTACTTTGCCTTTGCCTGTGACGATGTTGACAAGTGGCAGTCCGATTTAGACTTGCTTGAGCTGTGGAGTAATGACGCATCTATTCAGTTAAAGCTCGTCGTGGACTCGGACATACTTTCGTCAATACCGGCAAGCGCCGACGCTGCAAACAAAGGCACTGCGGCAGGGGCAATCTCCATGAACATCGACCTGGGCGGCAGCGGCACCCCCGTGCAGATAACAAAGAGCAACGTGCTGGATTACATCATCGACTGCGCTACGATTCTCGACGAACGCAACGTGCCTGAGACCGACAGATGGCTCGTCATACCGGCGTGGATTGCGGCAATGATAAAGAAATCCGACCTCAGCAACGTTGCCAGAACCGGAGATGAAGAGTCATCGATAAGAAACGGCATGATTGGTATGATAGACCGTTTCACCGTCTACAGCAGCAACTACATCTCCAACGTCACCGACAGCGGCAGCCTGGCCTACAACGTGATGTTTGGTCATAACTCTGCCCTGACGTTCGCCTCTCAGATATTAAAGACCGAGACGCTGCGCTCTGAGAGCACTTTCGGAGACCTGGTAAGGGGACTTCTGGTCTACGGTTATAAGGTGATAAAGCCCGAGGCGCTTGGCGTGCTTTACGCTAAGAGATAGTCTGATACACGAGATACAGGGAGGGTATATCATGCCCTCCCTTAAGAATGGGGCCGTCGGCCCCCTCAACAAACTCAGGGAGGTATAACACATGGCAGTAGTAAATTTAACCGGCGGACAGTCCGCCATTCCATTTGACGGTCTGAACAAACTGTACCGCATCAAAAACAGGATAGATTTCTCACAGAACAATGTCAGCGCCTCTGACGTAGTACACACTGCAACTGTAAAGGCTAATACCCACGTCAAGCAGGTATATGTAAAGCTGATAACCCCTGAGGGTTCAACCGCAACATGCACCATAGGCGACTCCGGTGATGCAGATGGTTTAATTGCCTCTGCGAATCTGAACGCAGCGGCAGGGACAATCACACATAACACCATAACTGACGCATATGCCAACGGACGTATCTATACATCGGAGACCGACATATTACTCATCCCCGCTCACAACCTCTCCAATGCCGTAGTGGATATCATGGTGGTCTGCCAGGACCTCAACTAAAACCCACGGGCTGGCCGGTCTCCTATCGGGAGACCGGCCCCCCCCTAAATGGAGAAACGCCTATGACACTAACCGAAATAGTTGCAGCAACAAGAAGTATGCTTGATGACACCGCCACGCCATACCTATGGCCGGACGAGGAATTGGTTGTCTGCCTCAACGACAGGCTCAATGTCATGTGCGCAGAGACGCTTTGCATAACCGATTCAACTACTCCGCAGATATGTACGGTAACTTTGACCAAGGGGTTGGCAAGTTATGCACTGGACAGCCGCATTATAGCAATCAAACGCGCAGCACTTCAGAGTACCGGAGCTCCACTTTTTAAGACTACACAGGACTCACTGTTCAGATGGTATGGATTGTGGCAAAACTTCGAGGGGACTCCGGCGTATTATCTGCTTGACGTACAAAGCGCTCATATCACACTCCATCCTGTTCCGGCTGCAAGCGATACGATTAATCTTACCGTCTATCGCCTCCCTCTTAGTGAAATGTCAACCTCGACTCCAGGGGCAGAACCAGAGATACCCCGCCGCTACAGCCGCACCCTGATTAACGGCATCCTGGCCCTGGCCTACGAGAAGTCCGGCTCAGAGACGCTAAACACAGAATCAGCAAAGACTTACCGTGAGTTATGGCAAAAAGGCATCGATGAGATAAAAAGAGAGGCTCTGGTAAACGGCAGCGCCTCCTACTCCATCAATGACCTGATGGGGGTGATATAGTGGGAAACGCCTATAAGGAATTTAAGGGGGTTTCAAATGTACTGCCGCCTGAGCGTATGGGATTTTCATATCTGAGTTCAGCAGTAAATGTAGATATCGACGACTCAGGGATGATAAGGCGCAGGTCAGGTTACAAGAAGATATATGAAGGCACTCCGCATTCGCTGTGGAGTGACGGCCGGGTGTGCCTGTTTTGTGAGGATGGGCAGCTAAAGGAACTGGTAAGGCCAGATGTGCCTGGTGCCCCATATGGAGTTCGTTCACTGAGACAGGGGCTTACAAGCGGCAGACGCATGGCATACCTTTCACTCAACGGCACGGTGTACTATTCAGACGGAGTCATAACAGGGGCTGTTGATACACGCGGCGAACGCCCTGTGGCACGAACATGGGGGATGATGCCGCCGCCTGTGCCAATATTGTCTGCCACAACTGGCAGCCTTCGCCCGGGAAGATACGCCATAGCCCTGAGCTATGTGCGCCGCGGCGGGGCATACTCACCAAGCGGCGGGCAGGAGAGCGGCACATCAAATCTTTCACACATAGAGACCATGACAGGCGGAATAACCGCCGCTGTCACAGCCTCATGCGACCCCGATGTAGTAGGAATAAACCTTTATATAACGGCAGTATATGGAGAGGCCCTATACCTTGCAATGAGACTTCCAAACCAAACCGCTGATGTCGTCCTGCAAGACGAACCCGCCCCTATACTTATAGCACTGACAGAGGGGTTAAAGCCGCCCCCAGGTGGACACCTCCTGACCTACTATAGAGGGCGCATATACACAGCCGCCCACGATGTACTCTATTACTCTGAGCCATTCGCACCTGAACTGTATAACATGGCCACAAACTGGATACCGTTTAACGGTATGATAGCCCTGCTTGCCGCCGCAGATGAGGGCATATTCATAGGGACAAAAGACGAACTCTACATGCTGAGAGGCGCCACACCCGACAAATTCACCATACATCTGCTCTCTAACTGCGGCGCTGTCTCTGAGTCGCAGACTACTGGTATAGTGCACCGCTCAGACAACGGCATCAACTCGGTGAAACGTATGCTGTTGTGGGAATCGCGCCAAGGCATGTGCAGCGTCTCGTTAGAGGGCGGCTCAGAGATAAACTACGCGGCTGATGGTATATATTCATACGAATGCGGTCTCATAGGGGCGGGCATTGTAGAGCGCCGAGACGGGATGAACCTCTATATAAGTGTAATGAAAAAAGGCATAAACTCAGCCCTTCAGAAGGAAAACCGTTATATGGAAAAAGTTTACGGCAGCGGCGCCCCAGCTCTGCCCAATTGCTCAATAACTGCATCATAAAAAAGCATATCCACACATTTATATAACAGGCAGGGTCAGTGACCCTTCATAACAAACACAGGGCTAACCAGCCCCAAAAGGAGGCAGCAACATGGCACTAAGACTTTCGACAGGCCTGAGAAACAAGATTCTGGGAATCAACACAAATCTCTTAACAAACGGGGACTTCGGCATAGACTTCAGCGGCTGGACACAGTTGACCGGCACAACTCAGCGCGTTGCATCAACGGGCGCGGTCTCGGGCACGGGCTATGCCGAGTGCGTAAACGCAGGTTCTGCATCGGCCAAGTTCACAAATAGCCCGGCTGTCACTGTGAAATCTAACCGTCTCTACAAGCTCACCTATTACTACCAGAAACCCACATCAAGCGGTGTTGCTGGCATGGTTTCAGTAGGTTCAACATCAGGCGGGACAGAGGTAATCTCCGTAGTCCACAACGACACGGCGGGATCATGGGTAAAGAAGGAGTACACGTTCAGGACCGGGGCATCTCAGACTGCGCTCTATCTATCGTTTCAGACGAACACGGCAGTTGCCTCAGACAAGTGCTGGTTTGACCAGATAAGCCTCACAGACGCCGCGGCAAGTCTTCAGGAGATATTTTATAAGGGTTTTATTCAGATATTCTCCGGCTCACAGCCTGCGTCTCCAGACAGCGTTCCTTCGGGTACGCTGCTGTGTACTATATACTCGGATGGCACATCAGCGGGTTTGAGTTTTGATGATGCTGCCTCTGGGACAATTGCAAAGGCAGCGGCAGAGACATGGTCAGGTACGGCAGCGGCAACAGCAACGGCAGGATGGTTCAGGCTCACAGCCCCTGGCGACAGCGGCGCACTATCGACAACAGAGGAAAGAATAGACGGGTCTGTAGCCACAAGCGGCTCACAGCTCAACATGTCCTCAACATCGATAACCAGCGGTGCCGTGCAGACAATCTCCACATTCACCATCACCATGCCGTCTGAATAACACACACCTGTAAATTAGGGGGGCATACGCCCCCCTTAATTAACGAACATTAAGGAGAGAAAAAAATGGGTGATCAGTTCGGAACGGGTACACAACAGAATCTACTAAGCGGCGGGGATGGGGCTAAACAGTACGGATGGTTTGCTGAAAATACGTCTGGCACAACGGTCTTTGATATAAACAATACCTCTGGAAGTGGAACGCCAAACTGTCTCCAGATGACATTCCCAAGCCAAGTATACACGGAAGCGAACCATCCGTTTGCGTATAGAAAACTAACTGGTGATTTCGATGTAAACACAAGAGTACAGTCATGTCTTTCATGGGCGTATGGCGGCTTAATGGTTAAGGATGAAACCATACATCCTGGGCATAAGGACTCTATTGATATTCGTGAAGATGCAAACTCAAACCTGTCATGGTTTAACCAAACAAATGACGCTGTAACAAATTCAGGATCAGGGTCATCAGGCCAATACTTACGAATAAATCGTACAGGGAATGTCTTTACGCTATATCATAGTTCTAATGGCAGCTCGTGGACACAAGACGCTCAGTGGACAAGAAATGATTTTTCATCAACAGTTTACGTTGGCCTGTTTGGATATGGGAGTTCTGGTCATGCTGGTGTATACGTTCAATTCACATATTTTAATGGCACATATACGGACGCTGGGGCAACTACAACTGCCCTTGTCTCTGATATGAATCCGGCAATGGCAGGGGTCAACGTAACATTTACGGCAACCGTTACCGGCTCATCGCCAACCGGCACTGTTACGTTTAAGGACGGTGCGACCACACTTGGAACAGATAGTCTCGATGGCAGTTACGAGGCCACATACTCAACGTCATCACTTTCAGCAGGCACTCACTCTATAACGGCGGTCTACGGCGGAGACTCTAACAACTCAGGCTCCACCTCTTCGGCACTCAGCGAAGTCATACAATCAACTGCGGGGACAATCACGCTGCCACACCTTATTACCTCCGGGGCAGTCACACAGTCAGGGAACTTCTGCAATAATGCACTGCCGATGATTAAATTAAACGCTGACTTTGCGGCTGTGGCCAATGCCGCGTTAGATTTGTCCGTACTTACAATAGACGGCAGCGTTGTCAGCACTAATGTGTCATACGGGGTGCTCTACGGGTTATCGATGTTCAGCAATGGCGGCGTAGTAGTTGGCACGTGGGGGGCGGGAAAAGCTGTGTTTCCAGCGTTTACAGTTAATTCACAGACGGCGGCAAAGGGTACGCTTGAGCTGCCATGCTTTCAGACTGACATTGAATATTTAACCGGCAGGACAGCCGACACACGACCACTGAAACTGCCGCGCTTTCAGATAGATACGCTTGTCTATAATCTCCCTATAATTCACGGCAGTGCTGGGTTTCCGGTTGTTAAGGTCTCTGCCGGGGTGCTTACCGGTGGTGGTTGTAAATGCGATGTGACACTGTCAGCCATGAAGATGCCGTCTCTGCCGTATGTCAATGCATATGCGGGAGGGGTGTGCGCAGCGGCAGCGGCAATGAAAGCATTTATCGTGTCAACATCGGGATATGGCGAGTACAAGGGTAACGCATCGGTTGCTGTCCCGGTCTTTGTAATCGATTCCCTGATGAGCATCTCTGAAAGCGCCAGAACCCAGGTCATCGTATTAAACATAAACACTGGGGCGCTTACAGAGTATACATCGTATGAATTTAACGGTTTTTGCCAATGGGGGGCAGAGTATTTCGCAGAAGGAGACAGCGGGATATACATACTTGGGGCAGACACCGATGACGGCGTACCCATAAGCTGTTCGATAAAAACGTCGAAAACAGAGTTGAAAGGCCCCAAAGACAAGAATGATGAATCGGCAGTGAAGCGGGTACCTGCGGCCAACGCTGTTGTAAGAACCCCGTCACCGTTTGTTTTTAAGGCCATAACAGACAATGGCGCAGAAAACGTCTATCTGCCGGAGTTCAAAGAGGCAGCAAGGTCTGAGCGCACTGCCCCCAGACGAATAAAACTAGGCAAAGGCATGAGGGGCAGATACTGGCAATTTGCAATAGAAAACACCGCCGGTGCGCCAATTGAGATAGAGTCATTTGAGCCGGAGGTAGCTGCGTTAAGCCGTAAGGTGTAG